ACTTCTTGAGGTTTCACATCTTCATCTTTTTTGATCTGTTTTTCAACTTTCAAATCAGTTGCTTTACACTTATAATCATTAGGAGATTTTTTAGATACTCGTTTTGTTTTCTTTGGCATATTAAATATAAATAATACGAAGATAAAAATTTTATATATTATAATAATATAATAATGTCATTAGTGGTTCTGTCAAATCAGCAAACTTTCAACGATACTGTCACATCGCAAGATATAGAAGATTCGGCGAGGTTTCAAAATCACTTTACTAAAGCAGTTGAAATACCTGTAAATAGTGAAGTTGCGGTAATTAGTGCAAAACTTAATCGTAATCAAAACTTTACTCTTCCTCGTCGCTCACAAATTAAAGTTTATTTAGGTGATGAATTGAGTGATACAAAATCTTTAGAAGATACTACAAGTATTCCTATCCAAGTTCCATTATATAATAGAGAACAAAGAAACTTAACTATTAATGAATTGAGAGATAGATTAGAAACTCAATTGAAAAAATTTACACTACATCCGGAATTTATTGATAGAACAGTTGTTAGTGCAAGTTATGGAACTGGTAATGTTTTTGAGGGTTTCAATATTCAAGTTTCAGCAAGTAAGAATGGTTCAGCAAATAGTTCTAAAGTGAGCGAGGAGTGGGCGTCTTTTTGTGATACCAGTGATGATTTTATAGCGAGTGCCTGTGGAACATACGGACAAGTTATTACTTCTAGTGCTGATGGTCTTGGAGAATGTTGTTGTGTTGGAACAGATATGCCAATTGCTACAAGTGGTGGAGAGTTTCATTTTACATTAAAAGATGGTGCTTCAAATAATTTTGCTTGGTCTGTCGGTTTGACAAGACCTTTGAATGTTCAAGGTAATCCAAGTAATGAGAGCACCGCTGACCCTGAAAGTGTATATCCTTATTATTATGATGTAAGTGAAGCACCATTAGGTTTTATTGGATATAGTGATATAAGAATTGTTAAAGAAGTCGGTGAAAGTGGTATTAGAGTTTTTCAAACTGGTAGTGACACATTAGGAGTTAGTTATGGTGTAGGTCAAGTTGTAGATGATGAAATAGAATATTGGAATGGTAATTCTCTTAATAGTTGTTTTACTGCAGAAAGCGGACCTGTTAATAGTGCGAGTTTCTCTAGTTATAAAATAACTGTTGAAAATGAAAGAGTTAGTATTTATGGTTTGACCGCTGGAAGTGTTGGAGGAGGCGTCACAGGAATCACTTTAATTGCTCCAGGACAAGAATATACACCTGGTTCTTATACTAATGTCGCAACTACAACAGATGGAAGTGGTAGTGGAGCAACATTAAATCTTGAAATAAATGGTCTTGGTTCAATTACTTCAGCAACAATTAATCAAGCAGGTAGTGGTTATGCGGCAGATGATAAATTAATCCCTGATGCCACTATAGGTGAGGGTATAGAATTAGCAATATCGGTTGCTTCGGTTACATCAGGGTCAAGTGGTAGTTATGAATTGATTACTGGTGCTTTTCATACTGGCGGTCAATTACCAAATCGTCTAACTAAACCACTTAATCAAAATGAATGGGCGTTATATCCTGTTGTTGAAATTAATGGTGCTACTGATGATTTCGTCAGCATTACAAAGTTTAATGGAGCATACAAACCTGATGGAACAGAGATAGATTACTTTACTGAAACTTGGTATAATAAAATAATTAATGCTACTGCAAGACAACTGGGAGGATGGGGTTATGTGCTTCATCCTCAAAATTTAGATACTAGATTTAATAGAAATATTAGTACTATAACTAATTATGGTCGTCGCCATTGTAGAGGAACTGTTCCAAATAATAGTGTTGATAAAGATGTTGTATATGTTATAGGTCAAAGTGATAGATATTTGCCAACTAGTTTATTTCCCACTCAACCTAATTTTCAAGGAATATTGGGATTTCAAAATCCAGTTGTTAATGAAACTACTTTTTCTACTAATAGCGATCATAATAGCGTCCGTTTATTCACTTCTACAACACAACCATTAACTTCAAGCACTAAACAAGCATTTATTAAATTAGATAATTTGAATATTGAAAGTTTTAATGGAGCAACCAGCGATATTTCTAAAATATTATATACTTTGCCTCGTTTTGATAATAGTGGTAATGCAATTGGTAGTTTATATTTTGAAAGTCCTGATAGATACTATCTCCGTCTTAATAATACTGCTCCATTACTACTTAATCGTCTTGATTGTAGTGTAGTCAATATCGATAATACTATCGTCCAAAGTTTATATGGAAATACAATTGTGATGCTTCATTTTAGAAGTGCTAAATAAATAATTTCTATTTTATATAAATATTTTAAGATTATTTTGTTTTTTTAAAGTTATATTTTTAATTTAAAAAATATCAATTCTATTTTTATATATTTGATTATAATAAATGACAGATTTTCTACCAAATGTTGAAATGCCTGAACCAGTTGAACTGGAAACTGAACCCAAAGTAGTAGTAGAACCTGAAAAAGAAGACGAAGAACCAGTAGAAGAGGTGTCTGCACTACGAGAACCAGTAGATGAAGAAATGTTTGAACCACCAACTAAAAATATTGAAGTTAAGGTTAAAGAAGACGATATTGAAGAACCAGTAGTTCAAGAAGTCAAGAAGATTAAGAAACAAAGAAAACCTCCATCAAAGAAACAACTGGAAAGTTTAGCAAGAACTCGAGCAAAAAGGTCTGCTGAAGTTAAAGCAAGAAAAGATAAAGAACGACGAGAAAAAGAAGAAGGAGAACGACTATTAGAAGAAAAGAGGGCAGAACAAAAAAAACCAGTTGTTGTTGATTATCAAGCAGATATACAAAAAGCAATTGAACAAGCGTTAGAAACTCAAGAGACAAAGCGTAAAGAAAGAAAAGCGTTAAAGAAAATTAAACAAGCAGAAGAAAAGGTGGCGAGAGAACAAAAAGAGAAATTAACAAGAACTATAAGTAATGCTGTTAGTGGTGGATATAGACCTGAAAACGATATTTATAGGAATTGTTTTAATTTTCAGTAAAATTTGAATATAAAGATAATTCGGTAAGTTTATAAAAAGAGGTTATGGATATTCAAGGATTTCCAAATTATCTAATCTATCAAGATGGTAGAGTATGGAGTAAAAAATCAGGTAAATTTTTATCATCAACTGATAATGGTAATGGTTATAAACAAATATCATTATATCTCAATAATAAAAGAACAGCACCTTATATTCATCGTTTAATAGGTATTCATTATATTCCAAATCCAAATAATTATCCTTGTATCGACCATATTGATAGAAACAGAAGTAATAATAGTATTGATAATTTAAGATGGGTGACTTATAAAATGAATTATGAGAATCAAAAAAAACCCAAACAATATAAAACAAATACAAGTGGATATACTAATATATATTACAGAACGGATAATGGTAAATGGAGATATATAAGTAAAAATCATAATAAGCAATTCAATACTAAAGTAGAAGCAATAGTATATTCGTTTATTTGTAAATTAAAAAATAATATATAACTATAATATATAATGGATACACCAAAAGTTCTCCCAGTTATTGAACCACCAAATCAAAAGGCGAAATACCACCACAAGCACCTTCCCAAAGTAGATGTAGGAGTTGCAGGTGGTGGAGCGTTAGTTCTTATGCTCTCTCCAGTCAAAACAGGGAAAAGCACAATCATATCGAACCTATTTTTAAATCCAAACTTTTTCGGTCAATATTTTTTCGACGACGTGCAGATACTATCGAACACTATAGCAAATGATGTCACCTCGAGATTTATGAAAAAAGCGTTTAATTGTACCGATCATTACAGCGACGCAGTTATAGATAAATTAATTAAAAGACAATATGACGCTCCACCTGAAGACAGATTAGAGATGGCATTAGTTCTAGATGATTGTCTTGGGTCGATAAAAAGAGAATCAAAGATTAACCACCTTGCCTCGCGATATAGGCATACATCGATAAAATTACTTATCATAAGTTCGCAGAAATTTAAAGGTTATGTCAGTCCAGTCATTAGATCCAATGCCACAAATATTATTATAGGTAGTCCATTTCCTAATCAAAAAGAATTACTGGCGATTGCTGAAGAATACGGTGATAATTTTGGTGGAGTAGATAATTTTTTAAAACATTATCATATAGCAACTCCTAATAGATATGATTTTTGCCATTTGGATATGCAATCTAATCCACCTCTTATGTATTCAAACTTTGATAAAGTTGTATTAACTGGAGGAATTGGTATGGTTAAAGATAGTGGCGAACCTCAACCTGAACCTGAATAATTTATTTTTTATCTGTTATTTTTTTATTATATATATTATATAATATATAATGTCGTTGAGTGATTTAGCATATTCTCAAGCAATTAGTCAAGGAAACTCGTTAAGGCAAGAAACTCGAGAACATAATGAAAGTATCCGTCAAAATAATCAAATGTTAGTTCAGGCGTGGAATACTCAAAAGGCGAGGGATGACTCAAAAAGTCAAGAAGATAAACTTTTGGTTGGAGCAAAAGATAGTTATACTGGATTTGAAGCAGTCGGTCATTTTGCTCAAGGTTATAATAGAGTAAAAACTACTGGATTAGTCGGTGCTTTTAAAGAAGACGCGCAAGCAATTAGTGATAAATTAAGTAGTTTAAAAAATACTGTTAGTACAAAAGCAACTCAACTGGGTCAAAAAATATCTGCTCCATTAACAACTAAAGTTCAAGCAACTCCAACTGAACCGGAATTTACTGCAACTGCTCCATCAAATATACAACCAAAAGCGTCAGTTCAAGCAACAGAAAATATAACAGATAATGTTGCCAGTAAAACTTCAAGTGCTGTAGATGAGGGTGAAACATTATCAGGAAAAATAACTCAAGGATTAGAAACCGCAGGTAAGGTCGGTAAAATTGCTGGAGTCGTTGGTGGTGGTATAGCAATTACTCAAGGTATTAAAGATTTAGCAGATGGAACATTTAGTAAAGAAAGCACAACGGAGAAAGTTGCTTCAGGATTAAAAGATGTTGGTGGTCTATTAGATGTAGCAAGTGTGTTTCTACCAGTTCTCGCTCCTCTTGGAGCAATTACAAGTGTAGCAGGAGCAACAATAGATACAGTTGATACAATTGATAAAGATAAGAAACAGAAAAGCGGTGATAGTGAGTTGGAACAAAAACAATTAGCACAAAACAGACAAGGCATACAAGAAGTAGGACAAGTTCAAACTACAAGTGGTCGTATTCAATCTCAAGCAACTTATGGTGGAAGTTCAGCATTTTAATTAAGTTTAAAAAATACCAATAAATATTTATTATATATTATATAATTATAAAATGCCTTCACAACGATTTTGGGAGTCAAGTGATAAAATTGCTATAGGACAGGAAAGCATCGTAATCGAAAGTGAAAATAATTTAGACCATACAGCAGGACAAAAGATACAGTTTCAAATACCATCTAATCTTGAATTTATTAATCCTAAAGAAACTTACCTTCGTTTTGATTGTCTTTTAGAACAACTTTCAGGACCGAATAGTAAATTGCAACTTGATGCTGATATTGGGGCGCAATCTCTCATCGCCGATATTCGACTTCGAACTCGAGACGGTCAGTTACTCGAAGAAATACAAGGATACAATGTATTAGTATCGTTAATGTATGATTATGATTGCAATAATAATTTTCGAAACAAAAGGGCATTAACTGAAGGGGCGACTGTGACTTCTCCACTTTGTCAAGGCACAAACGGAAATATTATTACTCATAAAAACGATGTATTGACTAATCCATTTTTCAAAAGAGAAACAAGTGCTTCTACCAGTTCTAGTGCTACTCTTCAAAAAACCGCTAAATGCTTACTACCATTACATACAGGCATTTTCCAAAATGACCGAGTGTTTCCGGTGCTTATGACCGGTGATTTAGTGTTAGAAATTTTACTCGAAGAGAATAAAAAAGTTGTTCGTCTATTAGATTCAACAATACAAACTCGTAATCTTTCATCCAATCCTCGTATTTTGAATTTTGATGGTGCTGATGCGAGTGCTAGTTTGACAAGTGGAACTGCTATAACCGAGTTTTACCTTGACCCTAATGAAAACTCTGTTTATTCTGTAGAAAATATGCCTTTTGCAGTTGGCGACAAGTTTTTCTTTTTACAAGATGACGATGTGACTGTTTCTACAACTGGTGTAATTGTTAGAACTGGTAATATATATAATGCGAGTAATGGTAATTCATATTTTACTATTACTGGATTATCAAATGAATCAGGAGCAGGAACTATTCCAAAAGTTAAAGTATCTGTAACTGCTGGAGCAATTGATGGGACTATGTCAGGTTTGAAAAAGTTTAGAATGGTTAGTGCTGTAAGTGATACAGCATATCCTAGTGAAGAAATAAATGCTAAATATACTTTGTCTAATATTGAATTAATTTGTCAAAAACTCACTATGCCTGCAGGGTATAAATCCAGTTTAGCAAATCAAATGAAGAGTGGCGGAGTTATGAAATATGATTATCTATCTTATACGAATTACCGTTTCTCTACTTTGTCAAGTGAGAATATGATTAATTTACGACTACCTCTACAAAACTCTCGAGCAAAGGGTATATTATGTATTCCTACAGATGCGAGTATTTATAGTATGACTCAAAACTCCGCTGGACTTGGAACTTATTATCAAACACAGGACAGCGTTTTAGGTGGTAAATCAGCGTTGTTTAGTGATAGAAGTGGTCTTGAAGGAATTGCAGATTTTATAGAAAAATATCAATTCACTTATTCCAACAAACTTCATCCAAATCGTAAAGTTGATGTATCCCTTACTGGTGGAAAATCCAGTATTTCTCAAGAGGGTTTAATTGAACTGGAAAAAGCACTTGCTATGAGCGAGATTGATGTTAGGAGTTTCCGTAAGTTCAATCGTAATTTCTGTGTCGGTAGGGCATTTTCTCTAGGGGAGTCAGGTGTTTTTGATACAAGAGGTCAAGATTTCTCGCTACAAATTGAATACGGAGCATCTCAACAGAAGAACAAATTGTGGAATTGCTTTTGCTCTCATATCCGTTCTCTCCAAATATCAGGAGCAGATATTGAAGTTGTATTGTAAATAAATAATAATTTTTTATCTTATTTTTTTTTATTATATTATATTATAATATAATGTCAAAGAACTATCATCAATCCATCCTTCCTTCGAACCATTTAGCAAACGCAACAGTATCGTATGCTCGAGGCAATCCAGTTGTTCGCTTCGAAATCGGTGAATCTAACCGAACCCTTCTACCCAGTTCTCTTCGTTTAGTGGGAAAAATTAAGATTTATAAAGATGCTTCTAAAGGAACTCCAGTTGAAGCAACTAATTTACAAATCCCTAACAATCTAGGTGTGTATTCTACATTTGATTCTCTGTCATTCCGCACTCAAAGAACAAAAAGCGAAATCGAAACAATAAATTCATATAACCGATTTATGAGTTCATACCTTCCAATTACCACATCTTTACAGGACTCCCTTTCTCACCTAAACGAGTCCAGTTTGATTGCTCCTAATCCTCAAATGACAGTAGATACTATTGTTAATAACGCCTCTGTCACAACTGGCAATAGTTTCTGTGTCCCCTTGATTTCCGGTTTCACCTCGTCAAATAATCCTTATCCACTTTCTATGCAAGGTGTGGAAGTTACAATTCAACTTGCTCCCGATAGTAATGTATTGTTTTCTACTGGAACTTCAAGTGCGAGTTTCACTGATGGTTTTTACGAGTTTAGTGATTTGAGATTGATTTGTGAAGTTGTTGATACTGGTGTTGCTCCACCTCCAAGTATGACATACGAATACAATACTATTTCAAGTTTCTACAATACTATCAACTCTACAAACGCACAGATTTCATTAAATCTCGGTCAATCTCGAGTTCTTGGTGTGTTTGGTAGTTTTGTTCCAACTAACTTTATTAATAATCTTACGGAAAATGGATTAGCAACACTTTATCCTCGTAAGTCGAGAACAGAGAGTGCCCCTATCGAGCAGTTAGTGTTTACCAGGGCAGGAGAGCGTTTCCCACTTATCTATAATCTCGATACAGTACAGAAAGACCTTGCTGGAGATGAAAGTGCAGACGCACAGATTGTGAGAAATTATTTGAATGCTGTGGTTCAGTTTTCTAAACTCAACAGAACTAATGCTTCTCCAGTCAATACTTTTGTTAAAGACGATGGAGTAAATGGTAATCCTTATGGATACAAAGAAGTTATACAAGGAGGTATGGCAGGTGCAGGCATAGGAGTCGCTTTTGATGTTATTTCGAATCAAGGAGTTGATTTTAGTAGAGTTCCGTTTGGTATTAATATGGATGTTGATTTGACTAATGATTTCCCCAATGCCCTATACTTATTTATCCACTGTAAGCAAACTCTCGTTATGTCGCCGAGTGGTGTGCAAGTAATTACTTGAGATATAAAAATTTGAATGTATATATATGTATGTAAATAAGATATGGATATTCAAGATTATCCACAATATTTAATATATCCTGATGGACGAGTATTTAGTAAAAGAAAAAATATATTTTTAAAATATTTAAATCATAGTGGCGGATATTATCAAATTAGCGTATGTGTGAATTATCAAGAAAAACATTTATTTATTCATAGATTAGTAGGTATTCATTATATTCCAAATCCAAACAATTTACCATTTATAGACCATATTGACGGAAATAAAC